TAATTTTAAAGAAAGTGTACCAAGTGGGTACTTGGCACTTTGCACAAAGAATTTAGGGAGTTAATATGGCAGCACCAACAATACCAAATGGCGAAGAATATTTCTTTCCAGTAATCTACGAAGGCAACGGAGCTGGGCAACGTGTTGGTAAGTTCGTACCTTTTACAGATAATGGCACGATAGATAATAGTGTTATATTTAACAGAGCAGATACTGCTATTTTGGATAAGACTTATGGAAGTGCTGGTACAAGTAGAAAAAAATATACATTTAGTGTTTGGTTAAAAATTGCAGATATAGGTCAAAATAGAAGAGTTATTATGGTAGGACCAGCAGGTAATGATGATGGTTTTAGAATTACAAATGACAACACAATTCATATCTGGCAAAATGGAATTGTTGCATCTAGATTATATACAAATAGAACTTTTGAAGATACAAGTAAATGGTATCATTGTGTTATGGCAGTTGATACCACTCAAGCAACTGATTCTAACAGAATAAAATTTTACGTTGATGGTGATTTAATAACCTCATACTCAACTGAAGTTTATCCATCTCAAGATTATGAGGGTAACGTAGGAAATAATGTTGAATATACTATTGGAGCATCAAACAACAATGCAGAACCTTATGGTGGCTATATGGCTGAATTTAATTATGTAGATGGTCAAGCACTAACACCTTCAACCTTTGGTGTTACTGACACCTCAACTGGCAGATGGATTCCTAAGACATTAACTGGTATTACTTACGGCACAAATGGATTTAGATTAAAGTTTCAAGATAGTTCAGCACTTGGAGATGACACGAGTGGAAATGGGAATGATTTCAGTGTTACAAACCTTGTAGCTGGTGACCAGACCACCGATAGTCCTACCCAAAACTTTTCAACTCTTGAAGCAAGTTCATCTGGTTCTATGACATTAAGTGAGGGTAACTTACGATATACAACTGCATCATCTAGTAATTGGGAGTCAGTTTATAATGACAAAAGTATTAGTTCAGGTAAATGGTATTTTGAATTAACTTGTAAAGTAACTACTGCATTTGATGTCCAACCAGGAGTTATTTTAGAAAGTGTTTTAGCTGCAAATAAAAATCAACTTATGGGTTATACAGATGGTAGTGTTGGATATAACATGGACGGCTCACAAAATACTCTGTATTATGGAAATAGTGCTAGTAGTTATGTAGCACAACCTCCAACACAAGTTGATGCTGGAGATATAGTTGGTGTTGCTTATGATGCAGATACAGGTGCTATGTGGTTTGCAAAAAATAACACTTGGGTAAATAATGGGACAGGAGTTGGTAATCCTTCTACTGGTGCAAACCCAACTTGGGTACAGGGTAGTTTTGCAGGACAAAAGGTAAGATTTGGATTTAGCACATATAATGCAAGTGCATCATCTGAAGTTAACTTTGGTCAAAGAAGTTTCACCTACACCCCACCAACTTCCTTTGTGGCTTTGCAACAGGACAACCTACCAGAAACAGCTAAAGGCATAAGTGGATTAGTGTGGACAAAGAACAGAGATGCGGCTGACTCTCATCAGTTATATGATAGTTCAAGAGGTAAACAATTAGTTATATCCTCTGATTCTACAGCTGTTGAATCAACAGTTACAGATGGACTACAAAAATTTCTAGCTGGTGGTCAACAAATTGAAGGTAATGATGCAATCAATACAAGTGGGGAATCTTTTGTAAGTTGGAACTGGGTAGCAAATGGAGGCACAACTAGTTCAAATACTGATGGTTCAATTAGCTCAACTGTTCAGGCTAATACGACAGCTGGATTTTCTATCGTGCAATATACTGGAACTGGTAGTGCTGGAACGATTGGACACGGATTATCGTCAGCACCTGAATGGATAGTAATTAAAGAATTATCAAGTGCAGATAGTTGGAATGTTTGGCATGGTACATTTGCTAATACAGAAAAAATTTTATTAAATAGTACTGGTGCTAAAATTACAGGGTCAACAGTTTGGAATAGCACTTCACCTACATCTAGTGTTATCTCAATAAATGGTAATAATGTTAATGCAAGTTCAGAAACTTATGTTGCTTACTGTTGGCATAGTGTAGATGGTTTTAGTAAATTTGGTAGCTACTCTGGAAACGGCAGTGCAGATGGTCCGTTTATTTACACAGGATTCAAACCAGCTTGGTTAATGATTAAAGAAACAGGAAATACTAATGATTGGATGATATGGGATAATGCAAGGTTTCCTTTAAATCCAACAAATAATTCTTTGTTTGCTAATTTAACTCAAGGTGATAATGGTTCATCAATAGATTTAGATGTGTTATCAAATGGATTTAAATGTAGAACAACAAATAGTCAAATTAACAGAAGTAGTGGTTCATATGTCTACATGGCATTTGCTGAACATCCGTTTGTTGGAGATGGAACGAGTCCTGTAACTGCACGATAGGGTTGTATCTAAGGTAACAATAGTTTATAATATTAATTAACACAATAACATAAGGAGAAATATAATGTGGGCAAAAGTAAAAGCTGACCAAGTTATTGAAGTCTTTAATGGAGCTAAAGCTGTAACTGATAATAATGGTATTCAGCATCCTGCAAGTATATTTAATAATTGGTCAAAAGAAAAATTAGCAAGTATTGGTTATTATCCAGTAACTCATGCAACACGTAATGATAGTAGATTTTATAAAAGTGGAGCTGCAAGTTATAGCTTTAGTAATGGAGTTGTTACTGAAACTATAAGTTCAACTGCACACGATATAAATAATTTAATAACTCAATACAAAATAGATATTGATAAACGTGCTTATGATTCATTACAGCCATCAGACTGGATGGTGGTAAGAAAAATGGAGACTGGTGTATCTGTACCAGATGCATGGGCTACATATAGAGCAGGTGTACGAACTAAAGCTGAAGAGATGAAAACTGCAGTATCTGCTGTAACTTCAGTAGGTGCATTAAAAGATTTACATATAGTTTATGATGAAGATAGTTCAATAGCAAGTGGAATATTATATAATTTTGGTGAACCACCAACAGAATAGGGGAAAATTAAATGGCAACATATACTGATAGGATTAGACTTGAAAAACAAGCTAATGGAGCCAACTCAGGAAGTTGGGGTACAGTTCTAAATCAAAATGTAATTGATTTAGTTGATGAAGCCATTGCAGGTTATACGATTGTTTCATGTAGTTCAGCACCTATAACTTTATCATCTAATAATGGTGCAACTGACCAAGCTCGTAGTGCAGTTCTTGAGTTTCAAGGAACATTAACATCTAGTGTTGACATTACAATTCCTTCAGTTTCTAAAATTTATTTTGTAAAAAATAATACTTCAGGTTCATTTCCTATAACTTTAAAGACTGCAGTAACAACTGCAAAAACAACAGTTACTCAGGGTGGTACTTCTCCCTTTATATGTGATGCTGTTAATGTTATAGCAGGGCAAGATGCTACAGGTTTAGGTTTAGGAACAGCAGCGACATTAAACTTTGGCACATCAGTTAATGAATTAATCCCAGTATCAAGTGCAGATGTAAGATATATACCTACTTCAACCTCATCAACAATACCCTCTAATAAAGTATTTAGTGGCACTGTTATTACTTCAGGAACTGCAACATTTACTTCAGTAGCAACTTTTAGTGCAGCTATATCTGCTGCGTCATCTGCAACATTTGTAGGTGCAGTAGGAACACCTATTGTTTCACTATCTGCAGCTACTTCACTTGCTTTAAATTTATCAACTGGTAATGATTTTGCAGTAACACTAACAGGTGACTCAACTTTAGAAAATCCTAGTAATGCAAAAATTGGTCAGTGTGGCACTATAAGATTAATACAAGATGGTTCAGGTAATCATACATTTTCTTTTGGAGATGCTTATAATTTTGCAGGAGGAACTGCACCAACTAATACTAAAACTGCAGCAGCAGTAGATTTATTAATTTATAAAGTAAGGGAAGTGTCATCAGTAGATGTAGCATCAATACTTAATTTGTCATAGGAGTTTAAATGTCAACAGAAACACAGCTTCAGCTACTTAAACTTGACTTTGCTCCAGGATTTCACAGGGAGTCAACTCAATATTCAGAGCAAGGTAAATGGTTTGATGGTAATAGAGTTAGATTTAGAGCAGGTAAACCTGAGAATATAGGTGGTTGGAACTTTAAAGTAAGTTCTCACTTTGAAGGTACAGGTAGAGATTTAATAGCATGGAATGATAATGATACATTAAGAAGAGCAGCTTTTGGTACAGATAAAAAAATATATACTTATTTTGGTGGTATTAATTATGATATTACTCCCATAGTTTCAACAGTTAGTGTAACAAATAGTTTAAACACAACTGCAGGAAGTACAAAAGTTATAGTAAGCACTACTAATAATTTAAATACTGGAGACTTTGTAGAGTTTGTATCAATGGCAGCAACTATTGGTGGTAATATATTTTTAACTAGTGGTACAACTTTTGAAGTAAGTGCAATTAGTGTAAGTGCATTTGCAATAGAATCTTCTACAACTGCAGCAGCAACTTCATCAAGTACAGGTAATGTAAGAATAAATTTTTTATTACCAGTAGGAACATCATCAGCAGTTGCAGGTTTGGGTTGGAATGCAGGTTATTATGGACAGGGTGGATATGGTGAACCTAAATCAGAATCAGAGATAACTATACAACCAAGACAATGGACATTAGATACATGGGGTGAAGATTTAATAGCAGGTTTAAGAGGTGGACGTGTTTACTATTGGGACAAGACAGGAACTGTTGATGCTAGAGCAGTTGAAGTAACTGCAGCTCCAAGCACAAGTAATACGTTAGTTGTTTCTCAAGAAGATAGACATTTAATATGTTTGGGGACAAATGAATTTGTAGGTGGAGCATTTAATCCATTACTAGTTAGATGGTCAAATCAAAATAATTTTAATAATTGGACACCTTCAGTAAGTTCAACTTCAGGTGAAGCTATATTAGGTTCAGGTAATAGAATTATAGCAGCAGCTCGTAGTAGAAATAATATAATTATTTTAACTGATAAGTCTGCACATACTATGCAATTTATTGGTCCACCTTTTACTTTTGGTTTTAATGAGGTAGGTACTAATTGTGGTGTAGCAGGTATACATGCAGCTAAAGATTTTGATGGTAGAGTTTATTGGATGGGTACTGCAAACTTCTATGTGTTTGATGGTACAGTTAAAAATTTACCATGTACAGTAAGACGATTTGTTTTTGACGATATTAATTTAGACCAATCAGATAAAATATTTGCAGGTGTTAATTCACAGTTTAAAGAGATAACATGGTTGTACTGTTCTAAAAATTCTACTGAGTGTGATAGATATGTAACATTTAATCCAAATGAAAACTATTGGGTATATGGGTCTACACATTTTACAACTCTTGTAGACAAAGGTGTATTTCCAAATACAATCACAACTGGTGTTGAAGATGATGGAGATTCATATTTATATGATAATGAACCTGAAGGAGTTTACACTGGAAATGGAAATGGTTTGGAATCATTTGTTGAGTCAGCAGATTTTGATATGTCTCAAGGTAATGATATAATGTTTATAGATAGAATGGTTCCTGATTTAACAATTAATAATGAAGTATCAGGTACAGCAGGTCAAGTTAATTTACAACTTACAACTAAAAGATATCCAAATGCAACTGATTCAGTTTTAAAAGGACCTTTTAATGTTGAACAAACTACAAGTAAAATATCAATGAGAGCCAGAGGAAGACAAGCAAAGATAAGAGTAGCAACTTCAACTGCAGGTACAAGTTGGAGATATGGTACAGTAAGACTTGATATAGGCTCAGATGGGATGAGATAATGTCTACAAATAAAGCTACAGTTTTTCCTGAACTACGAGATACGTTTGGGGTATTAACAACAAGAGAACAAAAGATTATATTTGACATTGTAAAACAATGGGCAGATTCTTTAACAACTGAATTAACGTCACAAATTATTCAGGAACAAGCTAGAGAATCAATACGAGTTGCAAGAGTGGACGATACAGCAAATGTACCTAATCCTCAAGCAGGTGATATAAGATTTAACATTTCAACTTCAAAGTTCCAGGGATATACTGGAAGTGCTTGGGTTGATTTTCATTAGGAGTAATTATGGGAGCAGGTGGTAGACAAAACTACGCACAAGCAGCAATGCAAACTTTATTTGGTGAACAGCTAAGACAATTAGAAAATCAAGCTGCTCAACCTGCAGAAGTTAATCAAGAATTAGTTGAGCAATATACTCCTCAATCAACATCTGTTGGTAATACAGTTCAAGATGTTTTAAAAAGATATACTGAAGGAACTGGTGCAGTACCTACTACACAATCAGCAGGACTACAAGGTATATTAGATAAGATAGCTGCAGAACAAAAACTATTAGATGAATTACAATTTAGTGAAACTAAAACTAGAAAAGTGCCTGTTTACAGTTATTATGAGGGACGTAGTGGTACTCCAGGACTAGCAGGAAGTCAACCTGGTGTGGCTCGAACTACAACAGAAATACCAAAAGATGCTATTTATAGACCAGCTTCACAGCAAGGGTTTATATCAACTCCTGCTGGTTATATTGGTCCAGGTGGTACAAGTTACACACAGCAAGGAACTAGAAATGTTACTGAAACATTTACACGTCCTGCAGTAGCTGGAGACCCAGACTATGATAAAAAACAAAAGTTAATAGATGCTTTACAAGGACAGTATGATACGAGAAGTAAATATACTTCACCAAGTGCATCAGGAATACAGGGTTTAATAGCTGAACCTATTGTAAATCAACCACAAACAGGTTATAATAATATGAACGAAATTATGAAAAGGTATATAGGATAATGATGCAAAATAAAATGACAGCTCCACCATTACAAGGAATATCTAACTTGATGAAAATGCAAGGTAGAATGGGTGACACTGAATTAGTGCATATGAGTCCTATGGAAGTTAAAGGTTTAGCTTCATTAGGTAGATTAACTCGTAATCCTGACACAGGTTTACCTGAAGCATTTAGCATTGGTGGTGTATTAAGAGATATTATAGCTCCTGGTGTTGCTTATGCAATTAATCCTGCATTAGGTGTTGGATATAGTATGGCAAATACTGCTGTCAAAGGTGGTGATTTTGGTGATATTGCAATTGCAGGGTTGGCTACATTTGCAGGTGGTAAGCTAGGTGAAAAACTAGGTGGTTTTATGGGAGGTATAAATCCTGGAACTGGTGGTGGAGCTGGTGGTACAGTAGGTGAAGCAGGTTCATCAGCACTTGCAGATATAACTGCAGACCAAGCTATGAATATAGGTTTTAATCCAGAACTAACTGTTCAAGGAGCATCAAAAGGTCTTTTAAAATCAGCAGCAGAATTACCTAGTCAAATTGGTAGTGGTATTAAATCTTTAGTGTCTGACCCAGGAAAAGCTTTATCAGAATTTGGTTCAAACATGGCGAGTAAATTAGGAGAAACATTAACTGACCCTGTAAAACTTGGAGGAGCTGCAGGTAGAGCATTAGGAGGTGCTTATGCAGATGCAGCACTTCAACAAAAATTACAATCAGAAGCAATACCTGAACAAGTTAAAGAAGCTGAAAAAACACAGGAAGAATTTTCAACAGGTAAACTACAAAACATGAACCCTCAATATGCACAAGGTGAATTACCTGCATCAAGAATAGTTGGAGCAATGACAGGTACAGCTCCTGCATTACAATTTACTGACCCTAGTTATTCACCTGCAGTTACAGGTAGTTTAAGTGGTATACTAGGTGCTAAGAATGGTGGTGCTATGTCTAATCTGAAGGAGAGAGCAATGGGCAGCCAAAGTAAAGGTCTAGCAGATGCGTTAGAAGCTATTACTGAAGATGCTGAAGACATTGTAGACATGGGGGGAGGGCAGGTTTATTTTGAAGGTATGGTAAAAGGTAATGGTGATGGTATGTCAGATGAAATACCTTTTAGTATTGAAGGAAAACAACCTGCTTTATTAAGTAGAGACGAGTACGTGTTACCTGCTGATGTTGTATCAGCTTTAGGTAATGGTTCATCTAACGCAGGTGCAGATATGTTAGATAAGTTTATGACTGACGTTAGAGAAAAAACTATGGGGAGAGAAAGACAGATTAACCAAATAGGATAGGAGTAATAATGAAAGTCGTACCTGTAGAACCCATAGGTGTAGAATTATTTTGGGATAGTATTAAACCATTAATTAAAAAATCAGTAACATATTCAGGTGGTAGACATACAGTTAACTCTACCAAGTATCTTTTACAACAAGGTATGATGGATTTATTTATTGTATTTAAAACTGTAAAAGATATTGAAGCAATTATTGTTACACAAAAATCTATATATCCTGCTAAAACATTAATGACAGTTGTATTATGTGGTGGTAAGAATATGAATAAATGGGCAGGAGAAGGAATTAAAACAATCATGGAGTACGCAAAGGAAAAAGGTTGTACAGGAGTTGAAGTCATGGGTAGACCAGGATGGAGAAAAATATTTAAACAACATGTAAAGTATAAGGAAAGCTATGTCACTTTTGAAACACATTTCTAATTTTTTAATAGAAAAAGTATTACCAATTAAATTTAAAGTTTGGTTACTAGATAGACTTGCGTGTGATATTGCCAATCAAGGTGAAGATGGTGATACTGAACTCGCACATATTAATTCGTATGAAGCTAAACTATTAAGGTCAGTTGGTGGTTCAGGTACATTAAATAGTAAAACAGGTCTAAGACAATATGGTGGTGGTGGTAGTAAATCTGCTCCAGCTCCTGCAGCTACATCTACAGTTGTAGAAAAAGCAGAGTTTCCTCCTGAACTCAGACCATTTATTACTGACATACTTGAGAAAGCTCAAGCTCAGGAACAGGCAAGACTAGCAGCAGGTTATCCAGTATACCCTGGTCCACGTATCGCCCAGTTTACTCCTGAAGAAAAAGCAGCTCAAGCAGGTATTGTTAGCTTGGTAGGTTCGCAAGAACCAACATTTGACATAGCTAAAGGTTTAACTGCTGCTAGTGCACTGGAAGATACATCACCTGCCATACAGGCACGTATGTCACCATTTATGCAGAATGTTGTTGACATACAAAAGAGAGAAGCTGAACGTGGAGCTGAAGCACGAAGACAGCAACTAGCTGCTCAAGGTGTCGCTGCAGGTGGTTATGGAGGAACTCGTGAAGCATTTATGCAGTCTGAATTAGATAGAAATTTACAACAACAATTAGGTGATATTCAAGCTACAGGTTCACAAGCTGCTTTTCAACAAGCACAACAAGGTCTTGCTAATTTAAGACAAAGACAAATGGCTGCTGGTCAACAGATGGCAGGTATGGCTCCATTACAATCAGGTGTGCAGTTTAAAGAACTTGGTGCACTTGCAGGTATAGGTGAACAACAAAGACAACAACAACAAAAAGCATTAGACTTAGGATTCCAACAGTTTAGAGAAGAACAAACTTATCCTGAAGCTAGTCTACAACAATATCAATCTATCATTCGTGGGTTCCCACTACAACCAACAACTACACAAACTCAGCAATCAATACTACCTACACCTTCATTAGGACAACAACTAATAGGTATGGGTACTGGTGCATTAGGTCTAGCAGGTGCAGCTAAAACTTTATTTAAAGAAGGTGGACCACTCAAACAGATACCTGAAGGTAATGAAGGTTTAAAAGCATTAGCTAAAGAGTCTCCAAATACTGTTGAGAAAATGGGATTTAAACCATTGAAGAAAGGTAAGAGACCAAAGATAACTAAAAAACAAAATCAGATGTACAAAGAAATGTTGTACTCAATGTTATCAGATGGTAAAAGAAAAGATATGAATGGTGACATAAGTGAGATAGCTGACATCATGAAAGAAAAAGGTATTGCTACATTATCTCAAGATGGTGGTGTTGTTAAACTACAACCTGGTGGACAAGTATATGAAGCTCCATATTCTGCATTTCCTCTTGACATTACAAGTTTTGAGATGGATGAACTACGAGAAAGAGCCAAAGCTAGGTCTAAAAGAGCAGACGAACTAGGTATAGTTATGCCTGATGAAGAAAGACAAAAACAAATTGAAGAAGATAAAGCTGCAGCTAAACTTAGAGCCTATATGCAACTTGCACAATTAGGTGGTGATATATTAGCTGCTGACCCAAGTAGAGGTACATTAGCTGCAGTAGGTTCTGCTGCTTCTAAAGCTGCTCCAGGATTTATGGAAGCTGCTAAAGAATTTAAAGATGTAGATAGAAAAGCTAGAAAAGAAAAATTAGATGAAACATTAAAACAAATTACTGTTGAAAGTACACTTGATAAAGATGTTCTTGATATTCTTAAAACTGATGCTGATTATAAAGCTGCTATTAAAAAAGCAGGTGATTTAGGTTTAAGTATTGTAGGTGATGTTAAAAGAGTTACTGATATAGTTAAAGGAAATTTATCAGGTTCTGAACAACTAGCATTAGATGCTAATTCTTTATTAGAAACAACTCAAGGTAAAAAGACTTTAACACAGATAACTAAAATTGCTTCAGTAAATGCATTAAGAAAACTTCAAGAAATGAATAGACAAGGTAAGTTAGTAGGAACAGATAATGAAACAGAATTTAATAATTTATTAATTGATGAAGTTAATATGTTAGGTGTAGGTAGTCCTAAAAATTTAAAAGAAGGTGGTTTAGTTCCTGCAACTAAAGAACAAAAAACTGTATCACAAATATTAGACGAGATAGAATAGTGCAATGGCAATTAGTATTGACTCACAATCATTTAGAGAAACTGCAAAAAAAATTGAAGACCTGCAGAGTAAGGGAGCTTTAGATTCTGCTAAAGCTAAACAGCTTATTGAAGAACAAGGTTTTAACCCTTCTGAATTTAAAGAAACTTATAATGAATACTCAGGTTTAACTCAAGAAGAAAAAGATAAAGCTGCAGAGATAACTGGTTTAGGTATTATTGATGCACCTGTAAGAGTAGCAGGTAGAGCAATAGGTGAAGCTGGTAGAGACATTGCAAGTTTTTCTGCAGACGTAGCACCTAATTTAACTAAAAAGATTTCAGATAATTTTTCAGTAGTAGCTGATGCAGTAGGTCAATATGTTCCTGAAAGTGTAAAAGAATTTTCAGATGAGTTGTTTGACCCTTATCATGGTGATGGTGTATATGGAACTGCTGAAGGAGTTATAGGTAATATTGCCTCTTACTTTGTACCTGCAACAGGTATACTCAAAGCAACAAGAGGAGCACATACATTAGCTAAAGGTAATAGGTTTCTAAACTCAGGTCTAAAACAAGCATCAAATCTATTAGGTGCTAAAGGTCGTAAAGCTACAAAGGTAGCAGGTTTTCTAACAACTGGTGCAGCAGCAGCGACAATAGCTGAAGACCCTTCAGAAAATATAGTAAATACCTTACGAGAACAATTCCCTGAATCAACACAAATATTAGAAGGTCTTAGTGTCAACCCTGAAGATACAAGGTTGCAACAAAGACTTAATGCCTTTGTAAATAATTTAGGTTTTGAAGTTGCAGCAGTTGGTGGTATATCAGGTTTAATAAAAGGATATAATAAAGTTAAACCTTTAGGTAGAAAGTTTGAACAATTGTTTTCTTCTACAAGAGGTATGTCAGATAAAGCTCAAGAATTATTTTTAGGTTCAGATGCAGCAGTAAGTAATGCTTTTAAAGAAGCAACTGTTGATGCTAAAAAATTATCTAAGGTAATGAAAAAGAATAACATGAAAGACCCTGCTCAAGTTCAACTTGTTAATGATGCACTTCAAGGTGATGCAGTTGCATTAGAAAATATACCTACTGATGTTAAAGAAGTTGTTACTGAAATGAGAAATAATATAGATGAGTTGTCTACATTTTTTACAAAGAACGAAAGATTATCTGGACAACTTGCAACTACAGTAGATAATAATTTAAATACTTATTTAACTAAAAGTTATCAAGCTTTTGAAGACCCTAAATATCTACAGGATATGTCAGATGCTATTAGAAGAAATGAAAAAAATATTTCAATGGGTAGACTTGACCAGATAACAGATGAAGGTCTAAAGAAAATGACAAACTATTTAATAGATGATATTGGTTTAGAACCTAACCAAGCTTTTAATGCATTAAAGAATAGTGTTCAAAATTTAAGTCCTGAAGAAACTGGTAATTTTTTACTTGACCTCGCTAATAAAAATAAAGGTGGGCAAGGTACAACAGGAGCATTAAAAAAAAGACAACTTATACCTGACCCTGTTAAAGCTTTTTTAGGTGAGATAAAAGACCCTACTTTTAATTATGTAAACTCTTATAAAAAATTAGCTGCTTATAAAGCTGAAGTAAACTTTTTAGAAGAATTAAAAAAAGACATGTTAAATAGTGGAGCTGCAGTTAATATAGCTAAAGCTAAAGGTCAAGATATAACTAATGTTCCTGATGCTTTTGTTAAAGCTGAGAATATAGTAGATGAAAGATTAAGTAAAGTATTTGGTGGTGGGGTAGTTAGAAAAGATGCAGTTAAAAATCCATTAAGTGATTTATATATTGACCCTAGTTATGCTAAAACTTTAAGAGAGGGTATAGATGGAATGAATCCTGCAAGTAGTGCTTTCTTTAAATATGCTTGGATTCCATTAAAAACAGGTTCACAAATAGCTGTTACTGTATTTAATCCTATTACTCATGCAAGAAATGTTTTAGGTAATGTAGTATTTATGACAAGTAATGGTATGTCTCCTATTAATGGTGGTGCTTTTGATGCATCTAAATTTGTAGTAGATAAATTATTTGGTTTAAATAATAAAGAACTTACACAGCAATTTAATAAATATAAATCTTTAGGTATAACTGGTACAGATATTGCATCTGAAACAATAAGAAAAAATTTAAAAGATATAACTTTAAATACACCTGAAGTTAAAAAAAATATTATAGATAATTTATATAAAAAGATTCCTCAAAATATAACTAAGTATACGACAAAACCTATAGGAAAATTTGCAAAGAAAGCTATAGATAAAGTTATTGATATATACCAACTAGAGGATGATATATTTAAGATAATGCATTTTGAAGGAACTAAGAAAACTTTAAGAGAAGCATTTCCTGATTTAGCAGATGATGCTCTTGAAAGTATGGCAGCTCAAAGAACAAGAGACTTAATGCCTAACTATAAAATAGCTCCTGCATTTATTAAAAGTTTAAGATATATGCCTATAGGTGACTTTGCTACATTTGCTGCTGAATCTGCAAGAGTTGCAAAAAATTTAGTTAAGTACACAGTTAAAGATGCATTGAGTGGTAATGCTGCACTGAGTACGGCAGCAGCTAAAAGACTTGCAGGTATGACTGCAGCAGGTCTAGGTGCAGATTACTTAAAAGAACAATCTAAAATGTTTTTAGGTATATCAGATAAAGAAGAAGAAGCATTAAAAACTATTGGACCAGATTGGGAATACTTTGCACCTCAAATATATTTAGATAAAAAGGAAGTTGGTGGAAAGAAAGTATATGACACATTATCAATGGCAAGTCTTGACCCTTTTGCTTTTCCTAAAACTATATCAAAGGCAACTCATAGAATGTTCTTTGACCCTAAAATAAGTGAACAACTTCTTTCAGGAGATATAGATAAAACATTACAACCTGAATTATTTAAAGTAGGTAATGCACTTTTTGATAGTGTATTAGGTCCTTTTATTGGAACATCATTAGCTACAGATGCTTTATTAGATGCAGCAGTTGGTTTAAAAGAAGATAAACCTTTTGGTGAAGTTGCAACTAAATTTATAGGAGATACACTGACACCTGCAGGTCTTGACTTTTATAGAAAAAGAAAACAATATGAATTAGAACTTGCAGCAAAAGATAAAGAACTAGCTGATAAAGGTTATCCTTCTTATACTTTATTCTCTGAAAGAACAAAAGGTATTCCAGGTGAAGCTGACTATGGTGCTTTGTTAGGTGTTAAAACAAGAAGAATAGATATTGATTCTAGTGTTCCTTATAACATGGGTTATAGACTCAAAAATATGAATAGAGGTAAAGCACTATCAAGAGTTATGAAAGGTGATTTACCATTTAGTGTTGATATTAAAAAAAGAATAAGAGAAAAAACACCTATAGCTTTAAACCAAATTAATGATAATGACTTTGTTGAAGCTAAAAAAACAGATGAAAAAACTAAATTAAGATTAGAACAAGAATTAAGAATGTATATTAATGCTTACAGAGATTTAGGTTATAGTGATAAAGATATAACTAAAGCAATGAGAAGATTAAAAATATCTAAAGAAGGTTTACAAACATTAGATGCTATACAAAAAAATAAACACATACCTACTGATATAACTAAATCTGACTTAGAAAATTTTTATAGAGGATTAAAACAAAAAGGTGTATCTTTTCCTTTAGGTAAGATAAGAGAAATAAATAAAAAATTAGTGGGTCAAAAGATTGACGAAGAATTATTTAAAACAATAAGAAGAGTAGGAGAAAGATAATGAACAATAACGACTCATTAGAAGCACGACTAGCTGCACTTGAAGCACGTAATGAAGAGCAACACAAAGAGGTTGCCAATAAACTAGAAGCTGCTTTTGATTTAATACATAAACAAACAGAGATTATATCAGCCATGAGAGCAGACTTAGCTAGAGGTTCAGGTGCTATTAAGATGTTGTTTGTTGTAGGTGCTGCACTAGGACTAGTGTATACGTGGATTAAGATGATATGAAGTGGTGGAATAAACTAAAACAAAAGTTTAAAGATGCAGATAATATCATTGACTTTAGTGTGGACATACTCATTGTTATATTTGATGTCATGACTACACCATTACTCATACCTATTCGTATAGGTAAATATTATATCAAAGGATTTTTTAAATCAATGTGTAAAAGATTCTTAAAGAAAACTTATCATAGGTTGTATGATAAAGAATGACGTTAGTAAACTTAACAGATAAAGCAAAAGAACATCTAAAGAATCTTGCTAAAGACCATAACAAAAAATATGTTCGTTTAGAAGTTAAAGGTGGTGGGTGTGCAGGTTTTAGATATGACTGGTCATTTGATAACTACATACAGGATAGTGATGACTTTATAGAGTTTGATGGTTTTACTTTATTGATTGATAAATCAAGTTTACTTTATTTAATGGGAATGACTATTGAATATAAGAAAGAAATATTTGGTAGTTTTTTAGAATTAAAAAATCCTAATGCAACAAGTAGTTGTGGATGTGGAGAAAGTTTTGGAGTATGACATACAGTAAAAAATTATTAGACCATTATGAGAATCCTAGAAATGTAGGGTCAATGGATAAAGAAGATAAAGATGTAGGTACTGGACTTGTTGGAGCACCTGCTTGTGGTGATGTAATGAAACTACAAATTAAAGTAGGTGATGAAGGTGTTATAAAAGATGCTAAGTTTAAAACCTTTGGGTGTGGTTCAGCTATTGCTTCTAGCTCATTAATAACTGAATGGGTTAAGGGTAAGAAGATTGATGAAGCTAATAAGATAAAGAACACAGAGATAGCTAATCATTTAGCTTTACCTCCAGTAAAGATTCATTGTTCTGTGTTAGCTGAAGATGCAATCAAAGCTGCAATATCAAATTATAAGGAAAAGAATGAGAGTAAAAACTTACTGTAGAATAATTATATTTTTATTTATAGTGGAGATATTTATGCATATGGCTGAGATAGCCTTTGATGTAGAAGCACATTATAATTGGACAAGTATATTATATAAGTAGCCAACTGTGAAAATTGGACAAAAAAATACCCCTAGTTATTAAGTTAGCTAGGGGTTTTTTATTTACTTATCAGATTTATTTTCAATCTTTAGTTCAGACATTTCGTCTTTCACTTCTTTTATTTCTTTTTCATAATGCTCTTTTTGTTCTACAAGATAATCTAATCTAGCTTGCAGTTTCTTTTGTTGAGCTTCCTGATACATTTTATCAGATACGACCATTACTCTTGGTCTCATTAAATCAAAATGATTATAGAACATGTTGTCCAATAACATCATAGTATTTCTCCTTTTAGTTTATTATCCCTATCATTAGGCAATAATGTTGTAGTTAAACTAGATGAAAGCCATACCTTAGAAAGCATATGGCTCACACCAAAAAATAAATGCTATTACTTTTCAGCACAAGCATATGAGTTGATTTCTAAACCTACAGAAATTTCTGCGATAATAGGTTTTGTCCATGCAGTCATATTATTTCTCCTTCCATGTTTTAATTCCTTTCTCAGCACCTCTACTTATGATGTAGCCACCAATACCAATCTGTAATAAATCAAACAGTTTCATGATAACTGCGTCTGATAAATTCTCAGGATGTATTCCAAACCAATACATAAACAAAAGCATCAAGAAAGATAACATTGTTAATGGTCTCCAATTACGTTGTAACCAACCTTCACCTTTAGCTTCAGCAACGACCACAGATGCAGCAGCTTTTTCTATATCTGCTGAATGTGTAACAAGTGCCTTGTTTAATTCTGATTGAGCCTTTGCTTGACCAGCTTTATCAGGAATTATTCTATCAATTACTTTACCTAATATAGGTGCAATCATTGGTAATAACATAATATTTCTCCCATTTATGTGTATTATAACTCAAATCTATTTAGAAAAAAAGAGTTAAATTATTATTTTTGTTCATCTTACATTTACCTTCAAGGCAAATTAAGTCATTGGTTTCACTAATCTTTTGATAAGTTTTATGAAGAGGACTTGTATAGAAATATAACGAGCCTTCTCTCATAGGTATATAATATTTTTTAGTAGCAGGTCTGTTGTAATAAAATAAACCTGAACTAGAATTACCTATATGAATAGGTAACACAAAGTAGCTATCAGCTTTATGGTTTAAATTATAGTAAGTTCCATCCTCTTGTATAATCTCAAATGCAGGTGATGAATATGTTTCATCAAATGTTAAATCATCAACGTACATATTATTTAATACTTGTTTTACTTTAAATAATAATGAAGGAAACTTTTCAAATATAATAGGATTGTTTGTAAGACATTTATCTTTATAAGTATCTTCAGTATCTGAATCTTCTTTTCCTGAACCTAATGATAATCTATCAGAATATTTTGACCAGGAATCTTTTAAATCCAATACTGATTTATAGATTGTTTTACAATCTGTATCTTCTATAAAATCTTTAATCGTTATTGAAGAGAGTATTTTCATATTTAGGATGTTCCTTTCTACCACCAGTTTTCCACAACTCAGAAACAAGAGTGCCCTCACCATATAGTTCCATATGCATATCAACATCTTGTCTTTGAAATAATTTTTCACAGTCTTGTGCCATAGCTAGTAGCTCACCTGTAGTCCAGAACTTCTTATCATTTGTAGTGACGTGTAAGTATTTACCTTTACCTGTTGAACTATCAACTGCATCTTTATCTTTAGGCTCATCCATTGAACAATCAAAACCATATAGTTTAAAGTTTCTAAATCCTAATGTATGTCCAACACTAATGGCTCTCATAGCTGCACAAGTACCACCAGTTAATAGAACTGTATCATCAGGTATACCTAAGTCTTTTGGTATAGTAACTTTATTATTATCTGTACTCTTCTCAACAATAGCATCTGAGTAAGCATTCCATCCTATTATCTTTGCACTCTTATCTTTTAAATAATCTACAACTGAGGTATCAGTCATAGATGATACAAAGAATATAGTCTCTTTAGGTATCTCTTTAAATAATTCTTTACGAACAATTCCATGTGTACTTGTACCATCAATAGGTCTAGGGTCAAGTATGTTACATGCCCAAGGAACTATACCTTCTTTCAAAAGCATAGGTAGTGAATGTTTAACACACATGATTTTATCTTTAGTTGATTTAAGATAATCTTTATAATTTAAAAAAGAACTACCACCTGATACTATGTTAAGTATCTCTCCATGTGGTCTAGCTTTAGTTAACCATTTATTAATTGACTGTACATTATTTTTTATATTGTTTCTAATATAATCAGTAGGCATACAGTCTTTTGGTTTAACAATTATTGGAACGTGATTGAAACTTTCAGGGAGTTTATCAAGACTAGATTTATGAAGAACAATAGCAAGGTGAGTAACACCACCACCTGCCACTGGGTCACTAGATGGAAGAACTTTTTTACGTAGCTTTTTATCAAGGGCATCAAATACTTTATTCGTTCCTTTATGTTCATCAACAACTTCCTTTCCTTTGTCATCTTTAGTAAAGTAATCGTCAAACACAACAACAGGTAAATCTTTTGTCATATTATAATCATGCTGAACAGTATCAAAACTATGTCCTCCATCAAGATAAGCTATGTCAAAATCTTTTTGTTGTGTTAGTGTTACTTTAGTATCACCTTTAACTAATTTAAATTCAAAGTCTTTGTTCATTTTATCTTTAACAAAAGTTTTAAATTCTTTTAGTCTATTGCTAACTGCTTCATAAAGATTGTGTGGTTTAGTATTCATTTCAGTTGCATCAGTAAATTCATCTGCATCTTCAAATAAATCATAACCTTCGTAATAAACTTTGTCTACGTTGTCAAAAGCTGCCAGTGCCATTTCAATAGCACGACCACCATTCCATGTACCTGTCTCCAGTATTCTTGAAAACTTGTAATGTCTGATGACATCTGCCAACTGTTTGTACCTCTTTGGACCAACGACATCAGGTGTGGTTTTGTTAGATAACAAATCCTTCCTATTGCCCTTGAAGTGTTCAAAGTAATCTGCCAAAGGAGAATTATTAAACGCATCTAAACCTCTCACTTCTGGTGTTAAACTGTGTTTCTTTAAACCATGTGCACCATAGATATTAAATAATCTTTCAAAGATAAATCCATCATGCCATTCTCTATATGAAAGAACTTCATGACTATTATAAAGACCTCTCATATCTCCTAGTAAATCAAGGGGTGGGATAGTATTAAGATTAAAAGCCATGAAAGATGTTTCACTATAGTCCACATCTTTCCTACCTAAGTGGACGAGTTCAGAACCTAGGGGAATGATTCCAAACAAGTCTTGTTTATTAACAGGCTTTCTAAGGATAATGTCAGCATCTAACCAAACTACCCACCCTACTTGTACACTCTTTTCTACCAACTTGAAGGAGAAGTCAGTCAGAGCATACACTTTGTGACACCATTTAATGGCATCTAATCTCCAGTTATAAGGCATCTTACCACCTTCAGTACCATCATGAAGTTTCATTTCTTCACGATAGGTAATCATTTCATCTACCTCATTAAGATTTCTAAATGTTATCTTGTCTGTTTTAGGAAACTCTTTTATCTGTTCATCAGTAAAGTCATGATAGTAAGCAGTTAAATGTAAATCATCAGCCATATATTTGACAACTGAGTCAATCATTTTCTTTGCATAAGTTTCCCACCCTTTAGGATTAAAGGACGTAACGATATTTATTGTGTCTTTCATATTAAAATTTTACCCATTGTGTTGGTCTAGTTTCATCTACTGTATTTCTATATAATAGTTTCTCATCTTCCCAGTCTTGAGCAAACCTAATATCTTTATATGAACCACCAAACCAAGGTCCACCTAAAGAAAAATGTATAGCACTAGGTTTCTCTCCTATATTAGATATATCAGGAATGTGATTCCAAGTGCAAGGTATACCTGCAATCTCACTGTCTGAAGTCCATTTGAATTGATGTAGATGTAAACCTCTCATAGTATTTACATCTTCACATGTAAGATTACGTACATCTTTATGTGACATATTTAATAACATAAGTGAAGACCAAAGTTTTTTGTCATAACCTAATTGTTTTTGATTATCCATCTTAGTATCTTCAGTAGGTTGCCAATCAAATTTAACACAAGCTACTGCTTTATCAGGACAGTTAACTTCAACCCACTTGAATAGTTTATCTATATCATCTAAGAATAAAAAGTCACAGTCACAAAACATAATCCAACCTTTAACACCATTACGTTTAGCAATCTCAGGTGCAAGGAAACGTGTATGACTAAACTCTGTAGAAAAAGGTTTATCATCTATCACATCATATTTCTGACCATGCTCATCCTCTTTCCATTCTCTATCAAAGTAACCACCTTTTCTTAAAGTAGTATGGTTTAAATCAATTACTGTAAGAGGTCGTGAACTTCTTCGTATTAAAGAATGTTCACAAACTCTATAAGCAATATCTTCACGACTATCATACCCTATAAAAACAAAACTAGTTTCATTATAGGGTAATGGATGTATAGTCTCTGACTCGTAATTTGTTCTAGCATTTAATAACATTATATTATTATACTCCTTTTAAATATAAAGTCAAGAAAATATTAAACTATTTCACAAGCACCTGCAGTACATGCAAGTTCTTTTGATGATGTAGTTGTATCTTCTTTCTCATAGTTAGTTAAGTCCATCCAATTAATATTTTTAGGAGTCTTAGCTAACCATTCTTCATATGTATTCTTATCAACTTCTTGATAAGGTGCTTGTTTATATGAGTGCTCAGAGTGAGGTAAGAATGAAACACCACTCATCACATCAAAGTTTTCATAAACCCATGCACCTACTTGTAACCATTCATCTTCTTTCACATAAACTGTGATTGAAGGTTTGTGTTCACACCAATGCAATTGATACATCTTCCATATCTCTAGTTGTTCAATAGCAGATTTAGCATCTCTCATAATTGAACTCGTTGGAGACTTCATAGGAAAGTAAATAACTTTTGTATCATTAGGTTTCATTACGTCATCTTCACCATAGAAACCTTTGTCTAACATCATATCACACAATGGGTCTTTCTTATCTGCTCTCACAGTTCTAAGATAGTAAGGTGAATAACGTGGGTGAATACCTGAAGCTGAATCAACTAATTGTGATACAGTTCCTGAAGGTTTCACACAAGTAATGGCAGTAGCTTGGTTAACTCCTAGCATCTCTGCCCACTTCTTATTTGTTTTAATTGAATGTTCTTTTAAGTTAATTAACATTTCTTTTAAAACATTTTGATTAAATATATTACCTGATAAAACTTCATGGTCCATGATACCAGTTAATGAAACACCTAATAATCTTTCTTCTTCAGTGTTATCTTTCCATTGTTTAGTTAAGTATCTAAAGTCTGATAGAGTTGACTGAAGTGTACCAAAGATTGTAGCTATCTCTACCTTTTCTTTTAAAGTTTCTTCAGTATCATCAGGTCTTACAACTACTTCAGATAGATTACAAAATTGTTTATTTCGTAAAACTATTTCTGAACAGGGATTAGTCCCAAAGTCAAAGTCACCTTCTCTTCTACCTGAACGTGTTGCCATCTTTTGTGATGCAACTCTGTTAAAGATACCACGTTCACCTGATTTAGAATCATAAAGAGATACCCACTCTTTCATAAATGTACCTATGTCAGGCTTTTCAGTATAAGCTACAGAGTTATTAGCATAACTTCTTTGTGGATTATTGTCCCACCATTGACCAGTCTTTGCATCTCTCATTCTAATATCTGAAAGATTAGAAAGACTAATTAAAGCTGAACGTCTTACACCACCACAAACAACTACGTCTGCAATCTTACATACAATATCGTGACACTCAATGCTTGTGAGTTTTCTGCCACTAGCTTTTTGAAACGTCTCAATACTAAACTTAAATAAATCTCTAAGTGGGTCAGGACCACTGGCACGTCCACCAAATGTTTTTAGTTTAGCACCTGCAGGTCTGACAAGAGACATATCAAACTGTGGTATTTGTCCTGCGTAAAGCATAGCAATAAGTTCACGATAAGATTTTGCCCAACCTATTTTACTATCTCTAACTTTAATAACTGTTTCAGTTGTATGAAACTTCTCTGCAATCTCAGGAAGTTTATCAACGTATTGTCTTTCAACACTGAACCCTACACCAGTACCACACATAAGTATGTACATAATTTCATCAAAGGTTCTTACATTATCAATAGCTACATATGAACAATTAAATCCTGCTACATTATCTTTATCAAGAGCAGCTCCTGCAGTCATCAATGCTCTCATTGAAGGCATAACTTTTAATGTAGTGATAGCATCAATCCATCTATCTCTTTCCTTCTTGTCTAATTTTTTATTTGTTAGTTTCTCATAACGTCCTTGCATATAACTAACATATCGTTCAACAGTTTCACTCCACGTTTCTCTTCTGTTTTCTTTTTCAATCCATCTCGCATAACGAGAGATAGCAATATAGTTTTGGTATTCAGTTGGTAACATAGTTTATTTCCCCTTTCTATTTTTAAGTTTAATTCTATCATAACTATCCTTATGTGTCAACAAAGCATTAATATGATTCCTCACAAAGTTAGTTCTTTTAGATGTTAGTATTTCCATAGCGACTCTTCTCATATAGTTTGGTTCAATATCTGCGAGTTCACATATGTATTCAAAGTCTTCCTTTCGTTTACCACTGTTGGTAGTAAACCAAAGTATAGACTCACGTTTATACTTATGACTTTCCAAGTCTTGAGTATCTTTTTGAGTAGCATCAAGTAGTGCTTGTAAAATAACTGCAAGGAATAATGTCCTCTCAGCACTTGTTGAGCTGATAATATTTTGTTCAACTGTACGAAAAAAATTATCATGTTGTTTCATTATACCATTGTTTAGGAATGCCATCACTTATCTTGCAGTATTCAAAGTTATGTTTGTCACACCACTTTGCGTAAGTCATAGTACCACCTTTGTTTAGTTTTTTATTAGGATTATCAAAAGCAAATCTAATTATAATGTTAGGATTAGACTTTCTAAAAAACAAATGTTTCTTTCTCATCTCAATAGTTAACCTACCTTTAACTTCTATGTAAGACCCATTAGGTAATAAGAAGTCAGGGCAGTAAGTTTTATTTTCAAACCATTCATAACTATATTTATTAGGTTCATATTTAACTTTTACTTTTTTATCTTTAAAAAATTTATAAACCTTTTCTTCTGAACCACTTCTAAACTTCATTTAATATTCCTCATATGAAAATAGTTTCGTATATGTAAACATGTAAAGACTACACACATAAGTAACATATAATAACTGTCAGATAATACTGACCATGTAATCCATATTATATTTGAAACCATACCATATAAGGGTGCATAGTTATCTTTGTTACCATACACCCATACAGTAATCACTGCACTAATTGCAGCTAGTAATTCAAACAAACTAACCAATGTCATTTAATTCTACCTCAATTACATCAGGTTTTTTTGTAACTTGTGTTAAGTATCTTGGTCCATTCGCATAGATAAATTTTCTAAGTCCTTTCCCATTATTAGCATCCTGCCAACAATTAACTTTATAAGCACAGTAGGAACAGCCAACATCAAGTTTACGATTACCACTAGCACCATCTGCAATATCGTCATAACACTTGCTAGGAACTGTATCACTTGCGACAACATTTTTAAGATGTAAGACCCTATCTTTTGCATTTATCATCTCCATATCATGGACAGACATTAAACATATACGTCCACTCTGTTTATCAATAGCAAGAAAAGCACCACCTTTTTTATTTTGTGCATCAGCATAAGCTGACAACTGTGCAATGTAACCAAAGGGGTCATCTTTTAATAGTGAACGATTAGAAAACTTTTTAAATGAATAAGCACTAGCTGATTTACAATCAGTAACAACACCATCAATCTCACAATCTTGATGTCCTAATACTCCTTCAATCTCTAATTCTTTTTGTTCATTCTTAACTTCATGTCCTGCAGTCTTAGCTAATAATAAAAGTAACTCTTCAAGTATATGACCATAAGTAAATTTTATCTTCGCCCATGCAGGTAACTTTTCTTTTGTTATATCTCGTGACTGATACCACACCTGTCTGTCAGGTTTACCAATCTGAGACATTCTTAAATTATTATTCTCAGAACGTGTGTTGAATAATTGTAATACACCTTCCTTCACTCTTTCAGCAAACAACTCCATATCTTTTTCACTAGGTTGTGTGCCATCAGTAATAGTCTGGTACATATCTTCAACTAAAGTATCAATATTTTTCATAGAAAAAAATAGGGGTGAGTTATTAACTACACCCCCATCTCCTTTTAAAAGTTAAGGTTAAGCAGGTACTTCTGCAAACTCTGAAGTTGAATTATCTGCATTAGATGCAGAAGGAATCTCTTCAAATTCACTTGCAGTTGAACTACCACCTTCATAGGCAACTAGGTTTACAACCTGAATAGCTTGTAAGTCAGCACTCTTACCACTTCTACCAGTTGGTTTATGAGTCCACTCGTAAGTTTTAAATAAAACATTTACATCTGAACCATTACCAATCAAAGTATTTTGAAGTGGACGTTTCATACCATCCATTACATCAGGTGCTTTGTTAGGACTACCATCTTTTCTTTTAGCTTTTCTTTTGATGGTAACAAAGTCTCCTCTATCGTCACCTTTGTTTTTAATAGATAGACCTTCAGCTTCAGCTTTCTTTTTATTATCAGCATCAACTGCTAAGTCTACAGAATAGACACCATCTTCATCAAACGTAGTGTTTGGTGATACGACTGATGCCCAGTAGGCTTTACCATTTAATATTGGCATATGTTTACTCCTTCTTTAAGGTTATTATATTTTCGTATTAACTACGAATATCTCAGTGTATAATTATAAGGTATAACAATACACAAGTCAACACTAATTAAAAATAAATTTAAAACTAGTGTGTTTCTGCCCAACTCAGACCAGTCTTATACTCTGCATCTAGTGGACAATTAAGGTTGAGTTGTTCAGTTGTTTCTTTGATTGCCAACTTCACAATCTCTCCCATACTTTGTATGTCATTCTTGTTTACTTCAAACTGATACTCGTCATGTATTGAAGCTACAAGTTTAACATCCAAACCTTTTGTGCGTACATGTTTAATCATGTTACGTAACCATACTTTACAAGCGATAGCACCTGCACCTTGTATGATTGTATTAACTGCTTTATGTGGTGACCTAACATTAAAGAGTCTACCATCTAAACCTTTTACTTTACCTGACTGAGCAGCTTCTTCTACTTGACTTCTAAAAGATTTTAGTCGTGGTAACTCAGATAAAAATTTATCTATAAGTTTTTTACCAACTGCCATATCTTTTGAGCCAACTATTTGTGCAATCTTTTTTGCACCTGCTCCAAACAGAAAAGCATATATAAAAGTTTTAGCTTGGTCTCTATCTGATAGTCCTGCCATGTTCATATTCTTTGTGTGAATATCACCATTCAATATCTCATGTGTATACTCAGATGTGTTAATGTAATGTGCTAACATTCTTAACTCTAGTCCTGAAGCATCAGTACCAAAGATAACATGAGTATCAGGTTTATCAGTTGTCCATACTTCTCTACACTCTTTACCATAAGGTGAATATGTAGCAGGTATCTGAGCCATATTTGGCGAGTGATGACTCATTCTACCTGATACACAACGCAAAGTAAGGACACGACCATGCACTCTTCCAGTGGTTTGATTAACAACATCAAGCCAAGAAGAGATTTGAGACGTTCTCTTTTTTAATAATAAATATTCAGCTATCAATTTAGCTTCAGCTATATTATCTATCTTTGATAGTACACTCTCGTCTACAATAGGCGAACCTTTATCAGTAAACTTGTTTGGTTTCCAACCTAACTTCATAAGTCGTTCAGCTATTTGTTTACGAGACGCAAGATTAAATTCTTGATAACTAACTTTAGTAAAAGGTACGCCCTTTACATACCCACGAGATTTATTATTTACTTTAGGTATGAACTCTTCCTCAATCTTTAATGGTGGAAAAGTTTTGTGTACTTCTTTTTCTAACTGTTCAGCTTTATCTTCAAGCATTGCATGTAAACCACTAGCTTTCTGTTGGTCTAAATAAAATCCAGTGTCTTCTTGTTTAGAAACAATGGAACGTATATCATGTTCAAGTCTCAAAGAATAATCTGAGAATCTTTTACCTTCAAGTTTTAAATGATTATAAACTTTATGTGTAAGTTCAACATCACGTCTACAATAAGTAAGCATCTCTTTACTAAACTTAGAGAAGTTATTGAACTCAAGTTTATTAAATCCAAATCGTTTACCCCAGGAATCTAATGAGTGTCCATTCTCACGCTCAGGATTGTATAGCTGAGACATAATTAAAGTATCTTCAATCTGTCCAATAGTAATCTTCGTGCCAGTCAATCTATTTAAAACTGGTGCGTCAAAAGAAATACCATTGTGCATAATAATTTTATCTGCATGTTTATTTATAAATGCAGGAAACTTATCATAACAATCTTTACCAACGAAAGCATAGTTCTCATTTGTCTCCATGTTCCTAGCTACAATACAATGTATCTTTGTTGCATCTAGTGAATCTGTTTCTATGTCAACTACTAAATTCATTATAGACTAATATACTCCTTTATTGTTTTTACGTCAAATAGTTTTTGTAAACTTATCAAATACATTCGTGAAGCATTATGGTCTCCACCATTTACAGATACCTTTCTTTCTAGAGAATCCAGTATCTTTTTTAGGTTCTCAGTTTTAAATATAAGTGTGGCATATATGTCCTCACCTACACATAAATTATGAAACCAATAATCAGCTTCAGTTGCATTGATACCTGAAGGTTTACCATAACATTCGTATTCAATAGCTATGTTACCAGTTCTTTTCCAGACATCACGTTCAGATTTAACTTCAATCTTTTTATCTTGAAGCATATCTTGAATCATATCTTCTCTAACTTTTCCATAAGCTAAATCAATATCAAACTTCTTTCTGTCTTTACTCTTGGGTTTCAAACTCATCTGCGTTCTCCTTAAAAGGGTTATCTATTTCAGTCATTCTACCATTCTCAGTAGAATAAAGTAAGTAAGAACCAACTCCAGTAGTTCCTGCGTATCTATTTTTAAGTACACGAATAGTGGAAGTATTCTTTGCAATCTCATCATCATCTTGTTGGTTTCTTTCCATACCAATCACTGCGTCAGATAACTGTGCGATTGAATGTGAACCACGCAAGTGTGATAATGAAACTTGCTTTCCTTCTTCGTGTCCTTTATCATTATCAAGTCTTCGTAAGTGACAAGCTAACAACATACCTATCTTAGACTCATGACATAAGCTACGTAGTTTTGTCATAAGAATGTCAATAGCTTTTCTTTCATTACCATCATCTCTGCCTGATATAATTAAACTTAGATGGTCAACGAATACCCACTTACAATCACAACCTTTAGCCATGTAACGAATACGATTGATAACATCATCATCATCCATAGAACCAAAGTGGTCAAACAAAACTAATCTCCTATCACCTCTGAGTTCTTCAGACCACTTTTTTAATTCAGATGGTTCTTGTTTCTTCCACTCTTCAGGTTTATGTAGTTCTTTGTTTGCATGTATGCCTACCAAACCTCTGAATGTTCTTTTCTTTTCTTCTTCCAAAAACAAAAGTCCAATCTTATCTTCAGTAGTTTTCCATATATGATATACAAGCTCACGTAGTAAACTTGATTTACCCATACCAGTACCTGATGTAAGTGTAACCAATTCACCAACACGCATACCATATAATTTATTATTCAATCCTTGAAAAGGATAAGGCACAGAGTCAACCTCTTCTTCAACCCATAGGTCATCAACAATATCATCATACGTTACAATACCTGCAGGTGTATAAGGTTTAGCATCCCACCAAGTACGAGTAAACTGTTCACGTTTACCTGCCTTTAAATATTCGTTAGCATCTTTTAATTCAAGATTAACTATCTTACATTTATTAGGTGGAAATATCTCTGATACTTTATTAGCAGTTTCTCTACCAATACTATCACTATCAAAACATATCACAATATTCTCAAAGCTATTTAAGTATTCAAAGTTTTGTTTACAATCTCTGACTGCTGAAGCTACACCATTCTTAATAGACACAGTAGCATAACGACTACCAGTCATTTGAAAGACTGCCATAGCATCACACTCACCTTCAGTAATTGTAATGTACTTCTGTCCACTTGTGAATAAGTGTTGTCCAAACAATTCAGACTCAGCAAAGTTACCTTGTGTCGTAAACACTTTAGGTAATGCTCTAATCTTATTAGCAACGTGCTTACCTTGTGCATTGTAGAATGGATATATATGTTTTGTAACCATACCATTGTTAGCTAACGTGGTTACTCCATACTTACTCGCAGTTTCTTGAGAGATATTTCTATCTTTCAATTCAGTTCTATCTCCAACGTACAAGTCAGAATAACTGTTAGTATTATTTGTAATAGGTGTTACTTCCACTCCTTCTCCTTTCTCAAAGTAGCCACAGTCAGGTGTAAAGCAATGTGCACCATCACTATAACGTGCTAAATTATTTTTACTCCCACATTTAGGACACTGCTCGTGCCCAATAAATTTACTTTCCATTTTCAACATCTAACCCCCTAGTGTAGTTTGTTATTATCATTTTTATCGTACATGAACTCAAAGATTTCATCACCTTCAGTTGGTTCTTCACCCATACCTAATGCTATAAGTTCTTGAGCAGTATCATTTAATGCATTCTGCATTGTAAGAAAACCATAGTAATCTTTTTCAGCTTTGGTTA